GATACAGACATTGAAACACTATACAACAACGGAAGCCCACTAACAACAGCAATAGAAAGTTCTAATTTAAAATTATGGGCAAAACTTGATAACACAGCAACATTCTCAACCAATTGGAGTATTCCAGATGCTTCAGGAAATGGCAACACAGGAACAAGTTCAGGAATGACAGAACAAAATTTAGTTAACAACAATGTATCTGCGTTAAATGGTAAAAGTAGTGGAATGACATCAGCTAATTTAGTAACATCTGATTTAACGAGGGCAATACCTTATGGTGATGGATATAGTTTTACTTTTGATTCTGCAAGTAGTGATTATATAGATTGTGGAGATTCAGATACTTTTAGTTTTGGTAATGGTACAACTGATTCACCTTTTAGTATTAGTGCTTGGATAAATCCTACAAATTTCACTCATAATGCAAGAATTTTAAGTAAAGTAACTAATTTATGGGGTGGTAGAGAATATCAATTTACTATTAATACATCTGGGCAATTAGGTTTATTAATTTATGATGATAGTGCTTCAGCTTATAGATATAGGAGGTATAGTAGTTCATTAAGTTTAAATCAATGGTATCACGTTGCTTGTACTTATAGCGGCGTGGGAGGCACAAATGCTCAAAATGGAATTAAGATATTTTTGAATGGAACTCAAGTAGATAATGATACTGTTTCTTCTGGAACATATACAGCAATGGAAAATACTACTACACCTGTTTTTATTGGCTCTCTTGACAATGTATACTTTTCTGATATGAAATTAAGTAATCTATCAATATTCAATGAAGAACTAACATCTACAGAGGTTCTAAAACTATATTCAAATGGTGTACCTCAAGACCTTTCAAGTTTTTCACCAGCACCACAAAATTGGTGGACTTTAGGAAGCAATAGTTTTTGGAATGGCTCAAATTGGATATGTAGGGATTTAATAGGCTCTAACGATGGCACAAGTGCTAATGCAGGAGCTGATGGCTTGGTTGGCTCTTCGCCACGTTCAACTGGTAACGGAGTAGGCACTAACAACTCAATTCCTGAAAATTTAGCGGGAACTACAAAATGGTCAGATTCAAACTCTTGGTCAGTAAATATGAGTTCTGAAGCAAGAAAACAAGATACGGCATAATAATTAAAGAAAAAATATTAAATTAGTAAACAAATAAAAAAATGGCAACTTATATAGTAATAGACATAGACACTCAAACATCGTTAGTGGACTTTTCACAGGTGAATACTACATCAGCGCAAACAATGAGAAGAAACGTAGCAAATACACAGGCAATTATAAGCTATGATGTAACGCCTTCTTTCATCTCAAATAACCGTTTAGAACCAATTTCTACGCTTAATCACGCTCAAGCGTTAGAACTACTTGCAACGCCTGAATGGACACCAGAAGAACCATCAGAATGAGAGGGTTAAGTGCGAAAATAGAGAAACCTAAAAAAAGGCGTAAGGGCATTCACGCTAAAAGTAAGATGTCCAAAAATGTAAATAGTAAAAATTATAAAAAACCTTATGCACGGCAGGGGAAATAATATTAAAATGGAAGATCACTCACTTATAATGATTGTATCAGCGTTAGTTACTGCGCTTGGTATTAAGGAAATTTGGCAAATTATAAAACAGAAAATTGATATTAATGCCAAGAAGAATGAAAAGTTAGAAGAACGTGCAGATAGTATTTACACAGATCAGATTGAACAACTTACAAACAAGATTGAACAATTAGAAGTGAAGATTGATGAACTTATTAAAGAAAATTTACACTTAAAAGTTAAGATTGTAAAAATGGAAGCGCGCCTTGTAAAAAATGCAACTTCCAAAGTATCAACCAAACGACATAGAGATGAGAAAAGTTAATAAAATTATTATTCATTGTACTGCTACCGTTGAAGGTAATAACGTTAGTGCAGGAACTATACGCCAATGGCATTTACGTAGAGGATGGAGCGACATAGGATACCATTATATCATAGGGATTGATGGCGAAATACAAAGCGGAAGAAGCGTACAAATACAAGGAGCGCATACACGCGGACATAACGAAGATAGCATTGGCATATCATACGTAGGTGGATTAGATGCAAACAGAAAACCAAAAGATACACGTACAGAACAACAAAAAGAATCATTAGTTGAGATTATTAAAATACTAAAAAACATTTATCCTAAAGCAAGTATTCACGGGCATCGTGACTTTAGTAAGGATCAGGATGGCGATGGTGTTGAGCGCCACGAATGGATGAAAGCCTGTCCGTGTTTTGATGCGGAGAATGAATATTTAGATCTACAACCAAAAACATTTAAAGCACGTAGTAAAAAAGTTAAGGATAAATTAAAAGATAAAAAATGAGTAATAAAACAAAGAACATAATAACAAATATATTAGGTTTAATATTATTTGCATTTAATACGTTTGAATTTTATTTTGATGAATTTTCATTATTACAATATTTAGGCGGTTTAGTAGTAGCATTAGCATTATTTTTATTCAAAGCAACAGAAACCAAAGAATGGTTAAGAAAAGCATTATCCAAATTTTCTTCTTAATTCTTGTCGCTTGTTCACCTCAAAAGCAATTAAACAGAATAATTGAAAACAATCCGCATTTAGCGGAGATTGATACAGTACACATTGTTGATACTGTAGTAATTAATAATTATTCATTTGATACTATAAACAGAGTTGAATCACACGACACAGTAATTATACAAAACAATGAAAGGGTTGAAGCGCGCTACTTTTACGATACTGTCAGGCAAGAGATCTGGCACGAAATCCAATGTAAAAACGATACGATTATTCAGGATAGATTTATACCTGTTGAAAAGATCGTTTACAAGGAACTCACAATTTACGAGAAATACAAGGATGTGGCTATAATTGCAATATGTGCAATTGTATTATTATTTATTGTTTTAGTTGTTTTAAAAGCAGTTAACAAATTTATATAGTGGGCAGCAGAAAAAGAAATTTAAAAGACCACCAAAGCCGTAATAGTGGAAGGGGTAATCCAAAATACAGGTTAAACGAACAAGAAGCAAATTTAATTCGTGAGTATAGGAGAATCCAACAAGAGGCAGAAAGCGCAGGATTAAATCCTAAAGATGTGCATAGTGGTTGGATAAAATCAAAGGAAGCAAGTATATATTTTAAGAATCCTAATTTTAAAGAAGCTCATTTAAAAGAGTTTAAGCAACAATTATTAAAAGATCTTAAAGAATATTCACCAAGTTTTGATAAGATTATTAAACCTAAAGTAAAAGACGGGCATTGCTTGTTAATATCGCCTGCTGATATACATATTGGTAAGTTGTGCAAATCGTTTGTTAGCGGTGAAGAATACAACAAACAAATAGCAGTTCAAAGAACTTTAGAAGCTATTGACGGCATATTACAAAAAAGCAACGGTTTTAATATAGATAAATTAGTGTTGTGTATTGGCAATGATGTTATGCATATAGATACACCAAGTGGTGGAAAAACTACGCGCGGAACTGTTCAAGATGTTGATGGAATGTTTTTTGAACATTTTCATATTGCCAAGCGTTTATATATTAATATAATAGAAACTTTAGTTAGTTTTTATCCAGATTTACATATTGTTTATAATAGTTCAAATCACGATTACTTAACTGGATTTTGTTTAGCTGATACAATAGCAACATATTTTAGAAATAGTAAAAACATTACTTTTGATATTAGTTTACACCACAGGAAGTATTATACCTATTACGATAATTTAATTGGTTCTACACACGGAGATGGTGCAAAGTGGGATTTATTACCGTTATTAATGGCAGATGAATCAAGGGATTGGAGTGATACTAAATACAGATATATGTTTACGCACCACGTACATCATAAAATAAGCAATAAAGATTTAATTGGCTGCAGTGTAGAAAGTTTCCGTAGCCCATCGCCTTCTGATACTTGGCATTCAAAGATGGGATTTACCTCATCAAACAACCAAGCAATTGAAGGTTTTATCTTCAGTAAACACAACGGTCAAGTTTCAAGAATTAGCCATTTTTTTTAGTATTAACATTTCATTGTTAATAAGTTCTTAACTGTGTTTTGTAATTTGTATTATAATTATAATTACATTAGCATTATAAATTTAAAAAACTATAAATTATGAACAGAGAAATGTCATATACGACAAGAACATTTTACGTAAAGGCAGATAAAATAGATACGCTGCTTGAGTTTCAAGAAAAATGCAGAAACAACGGGCGTAGATCTTACAGCGAGGTTTTATTAGAACTAATGGAAAACTATAATAAAACTAACTAAAATGGAATCAAACTTTTTTTACAACACACATTTTGATTACATAGAACATTGGGAGAGATATGAAAGGCATAAAATATTATTTCAAAGATTAATTAATATATTAACCCAAGCCAATTGGAATAAAAGAATAATACGAGTGCCACATTTTCAACTTACTAATAACGATTTAGAAATCCACAGAAATAGATTTACAAGATATATTAAAACAATTGATATTATTGCTGAAGAAATGAAGCAGCTCAATGTTAATTATAATGAAAGCAGAATAAACAAAATAATAACTATATTAACTAAAATCAAAAATTATGAAAATTAAAGAAATAGCACAAAAGTACAATCTTGGAAAAGATGATTTCTGGGAGTTAAAAAGAGGTACACGTTCAATGTGGATTATTACACACGATGCTTGTGAAAAGATAGCAGCCAAAGAAAATATACAATTTGGCGCACCAACAGTATTTAGAGAAAACAACCAAGATGTTGCAATGGTAGGAGATGCAAAACGTGGCAATAAAATAATGTGGTCAACTGGCGAAGCATCACCAAAGAATTGTAAAGCACCATACCCCTTTGCAATGTGTGAAAAGAGATTAAAAGATCGTTTAACGCTTAAATTAATATCCGCATACGAATATGGCATCTATTCAGATGTTGAAGCAGATGCATTTAAAAAAGATTGATATGAAACTAATTAAAAAAATAACAAACGATTTACAAAAGCTACAAGAATTAATTGATGAGCAGAAACAAATTGATGAACAATTTACGGAAGCCGTAAGAAAGTTTGATAAAGAAAAAAAATAAACTAAACTATATATTATGAAAAAAGATCATTTAAGTTACAGCGCATTGTGCCAGTTTAAAAAATCACCTAACCATTTACTTGCGTATTGGAACAAGGAAACTAAAACAACTGATGCAATGCACTTTGGACAGATAATACACAAGATGTTATTACAACCAGAATCCTTTAAAGATGACTTTGCTGTGTTTGAAGGCGCAAGGCGTGCAGGTAAAGCGTGGCAAGAGTTTAAAGCGGATCACGATGATAAAATTATTATCAAGCAGCAAGAGTTAGATGAGGCAAACAGAATTATAAACAATTCAATGCAGCACGAAGCATTTGCAGAAATGTTAAAAAATGCAACAGCTAAAGAACAAAAGTTAAATTGGAATTACAAGGACGTTGATTTCATTGGCTATGCTGATCTAATTACGGAGTTTAACGGCAAGCAATGCGTTGTAGATATAAAAACTACTAACGATGCAGGCAGCAGGTTCTACAGGGACTTATATTACAACGATTATAAAATGCAGCTTGCAATGTACACAGAGCAGTTTGGTAAAGAGTACGATGCCTATATAGTAGCAATTGAAACAAGCACACCATTTAACGTACAAGTTTATAAATTAGATGAAAGTTTATTATTCAAAGGATGGATGGATTACGATCATAATGTAGATAAATACAATCAATGGGATGGTAAGCCACAAGGATATAGTAACGCAGTAATTGAAGTTGCTACAGAAATAGAAGAAATTATTAACAAATAAACAAACAATGAAAATAATAAAATACACACATCAGGATGATTTTAACAACTGGGTTAAAGAATCTAAAAAGAAAATAAAAAAAGGGAATAACCCAAATTATAAATCAGCAGTAAAAGCAAAACGATTAGGATATAATATAAATAAATAAACAAACAAACAATGAATAAAAAAGAAGAAACAATATACTGCGGAAGCGGTAAAGTAATGAGTGAAAAATGGTTAAAAGTAACTATTAACCCAACTAAAATTGTAGATTACATTCAGGAGTTTAATGGAAATAAATTTATTAAATTAAATGTTAACATTAAAGATGAAGCAGATCAATACGGTAAAGATGTTAGTATTAGTGTTGATACTTGGAAGCCAGAAGAAAAGCAGGCGAAAGTAGAATCATCAAACGATTTACCCTTTTAAATTTAAAAAGATAATTGATGCGCTACAAAGACGAGGATTGGAATTTGATTTTACCTGCTATACAAGAATTGTTGATTGAGGGATATACATTGCCACAGATCGCAAATAAATTAGATATAACGTATAATAAGGTAATACAAAACTACAAGCCAATAAAGAAAAACTTTAAGTACATTGATTACCAACAAAAACAAAGAAAGGTGGAGGCTGTAAACGCTTCTGCCTTTTCTTTTAATAAAGTTTACACTTGGGAATCATTAAGCGATGAAGATATAAAAGGATATAAATATTACGAATTAAAACACAAAGCATATTATGAATGATAAAATTAAAAACAAAATAAAAAAAGAATTAGATAATTTAACATTTGATGAAAAAGTTAAATATATAAACGATGTAAAATTTTTTTTACATCAAAATAGTCCTTTTAAAAATGAACCTGTAGATTATGTTTCTTGGGTTAAATCTGAGGATGTAGTTTCAAATGATTACAACCCAAATAAAGTAGCACCACCAGAAATGGAGCTTTTAGAAGTTTCAATAATGAATGATGGTTATACTCAACCAATTGTTACTTGGGATAATCACGAAAAAAATAAAATTGAAGTCATTGATGGTTTTCATAGAAATAGAGTTGGTAAAGAATCAAAAATTATAAATAAAAGAATTAATGGTTATTTACCTGTTGTTAACATAAGAAAAGAACAGTCAAATAAAAATGACAGAATTGCCTCAACAATAAGACACAATAGAGCAAGAGGCAAACATCAGGTAAATGCAATGAGTGAAATAGTTATTGAATTAAAAAACAGGAACTGGACAAATAAAAGAATATCAAAACAATTAGGAATGGATGAAGAAGAAGTTTTAAGATTATGTCAAGTAAGTGGATTAGAGCATTTGTTTAATGACAAAGATTTTTCAAAAGCTTGGGAATCATCTGATTATATTGAAAATAATTACGAATTATTGACTGATGATGTAAGTGATGTTATTGATTTATATAAAATACCACTTGAAGATGATAAAGAAAGAATTTTTCACACTTACGATAAATGGGAATGTTATAAAGCTGGTTTTTATAAAAGTAAATTAGAAAACTTATCTCATGAAGATTGTGAAAAAAAGTTTATTGAAATAATGACAAATGAAAAATTATTTAGTAATGCTTTAAATAAAGTTATAAGTGAATGGAAATATAGCTGTGAACATTACCTAACAAATAAAGCAATGAATAGAATTGCTTGGTTAGGTCAAGCAGCAGTTTGTATATCTTCTGGTGTTCCTTCAAAATATTCTACTGCTTGGAGTAAATTAAATGTAGAAGAACAAAACACAGCTAATAAAATAGCTGATAAGTATTTAAATATATGGTTAGATAAAAATAATTTATCAAAAGTAAATATAGAAGAGGGTTTAAATATTAACAGACAAATTGAATTATATTAATTATGACAACAAAATTTTACATAAATAAAAATGTTTTAGAAGCGTCAAAAGAAAGAATAACTAAAATTTTTAATGATTTTGAAAAACTCTATATAAGTTTTTCTGGTGGCAAAGATTCAACAGTTATGACACATTTAGTTTTAGAAGAAGCAAAAAAAAGAAATAAAAAGGTTGGATTATTAATAATAGATTTAGAAGCTCAATATAAAAATACAATAGAACATATTGAAGAAATAATAGAAAAATACAAAGATAATATTGATTTACATTGGTTTTGTGGTGAGTTATTATTAAGAAATGCTGTTAGTGATTTTCAACCAAAATGGGTTTGTTGGGATAATGATAATAAAAATATTTGGGTAAGAGATAAACCAGATAAGGCAAGTGATTTATCTCAATATGATTTTTATGTTCCTAAAATGGAATTTGAAGAATTTATGGTTTTATTTGGCAAATGGTATGCTAAAGATAAATTAACCGCTGCGTTTATTGGAATAAGATCTGATGAAAGTTTACATAGATATAGAGCGATAACATCTAATAAAAAAAATCTTACACATAATAATTATAAATGGACTACAAAATTAAGTAAAACCTTATTTAATGTTTACCCTATATATGATTGGAGAACTGAAGATATATGGATTTTTCATTCAAAATATAAAAATTTATGTCATAATAAAATTTATGATTTAATGACAATGGCGGGTGTTAAACTAAGTAATCAAAGATTATGTCAGCCTTATGGTGATGACCAAAAAAGAGGATTGTGGTTGTATCATATTTTAGAAAGCGACACTTGGTATAAGCTTTTAAATAGAGTTAGCGGTGTTAATAGTGGTTCACTATACATTAATGAAAAAGGTAATATTAATGGTTATAATAATGTTACAAAACCAAATAATCACACTTGGGAAAGTTACTGTAATTATTTACTTAAATCATTACCAAATAAAATGCAAAGTCATTATAAAGAAAAATTTAAAAAGTTTATAGTTGGGTGGAAAAAAAGAGGGTATAAAAAAATACCTGATGAAGCTCCTCATGATTTAGAAGTAAAATGTTGGGCTCCATCTTGGAAAAGAATGGTTAGATGCATTTTAAGAAACGATTACTATTGTAAAGGGTTAGGTCAAACACAACCTAAATCTGAAGCATACGAAAAATATAAATCAATTAAATACAAAAGAAAAATAGAATCTGAATTATGAATAAAGAAATAGCAAAAGAATTAAATAAATTTGCACAAAAAATAGCAGAACTATATTCAAAAAAAGATAGGGAAGGTAATTATAATAATGAAGATTTTAAAGTTAATGAAATTGTACCAACATCAGACCATACAGCAGTTGTATATTTTAAAAAAAATACAGGTAAATATGGATTAGCTTTTTTTTATTATATTAATCGTGGTGCATCAAAAGGTTGGAAGTATTTTTTCCCAACTGATTCACATATAAACGGAATGCAGGCTTTTTTATTTTATAAATTAGACGTTGAAAAAAAGAACTTTAAATACAATTTTTAAACTAACAAACTATGAAAGAATTCCCATACATTAAATTTAATGTTAATCAATGGCTAACAGGAACTATTGCATTCCAAAAGTTAGATGTACAAGGCGCATATATGAAGGTATGTTGCTTTTATTGGTCTAAAGGATGTAATATACCAAGAGAACATTTAAAATCTATTGTACCAGATTATTATAATATATTGCTTAAAACAAACTTAATTAAAGTTGTAGATGATAAAATTATTATTGAATGGTTAGATGATATGTATGAAGATAATTTAAAAAGATCTAAAATAAATGCAGCTAACGGAAGAAAAGGTGGCAAAGCCAAAGCGAACGCTACAAATTCGCCAAGCATAAAGAAAAGAGAAGAAAAGAAAAAAGAAGATAAATATGTAAATGATAATTTATTAAGAGTTGATAGTGAATTACAAAAACTATTGGACCAATGATATTAGAGGACAATGCAACTATACCATATCTAAAAGCATTTAAGAGTGGTAAAATTAAAAAAGGTTTAGGCATTGGTTGTATTCTGGATGATCACTTTTTATTTAAGAAAGGAGATTTTAATATGTTTTTAGGGCTTGATAATGTAGGCAAAACAAATTTTATATTATGGTATCTAACTGCATTAAGTAAAAAGCACGGAAAGAAATGGTGTATATGGAGTGGGGAAAACAGACCAGGACAATTAAAGCGCGACATTATACAAATGTGGACAGGTGAAACAATTAAAGGTCTTAACGAATATTTATTTTATCACGATGAGATTAGTAAGTATTTTAAATTTGTAGATAATAAAAAACTATACAACCATAAAGAACTATTACAGTTATTTAAAAAAGAAGATTGCGAAGGATGTTTAATTGATCCATACACAGGTATAAACCACGATAGGAGAATATCACAATTTGAACGTAATTATCAAGTATGTAATGATGTACGTGAGTTTTGTAATTCAACAGGCAAAACAATGTTTATTGCAATGCATCCGCAAACAGAAGCAGCAAGGCGAGTATTTCCGCACGATCATCAATTGAATGGGCATATACAACCACCACGTAAAGCAGATTGCGAGGGTGGGCAGGTGTTTCCAAATCGTGTTGATAATTTTATTACATTACACAGATTAATATCACACGATAAACTTTGGATGATGACAGAAGTACACATACAAAAAATAAAGGATAAAGAAACTGGAGGCAAGCCAACGATGCTTGGGCAACCGTTGAGGTTTGATTATAATGGTGGATTAGGATTTACAATAGGAGGTATAAACGTTTTAAAAAATAAATAATGAAATACAAATACGAAAACATAGATAGGTTTATGGAATATAAATCTTGGACTGATAAACAAAAGATAGATCAACTGCTGCATATAGATTGCAACTTATATGCAAATCTTGGAACAGATTCAACAAAAGATGAAAAGGATGAGGTTAAAAGAAAAAGTTTAATTATATACAGATTAATAAAAACATTAGATAGGAAACTTGGAGATGAATTACTGTATTCAATGGATATGAAACGATGAACGATTTAGATTACACAATAGCAAAGAACCGTTTAGAGATATTGTTATTAAAAGCACAGGAAAGTTTAAAGGAGGGTAATGTAACACAAAGCAAGATGGAGGCAATAGAAACGCTTCAATCAACTTTAAAAGCTATGATACAATTACGTTTAACAATAGATGAATTAAACAAAAAGAATACACTAATCACCTTACAGAACGTCAAAGCATATAAAGAAACTGCTGAACTTAAGAAAAAATTTAGTAATTTTAAACAATGAACGCTATATATTACACAATGCTAATAGCAATACTACTTGCATTTTTCGCAGGTGTGTTTACTGTTCTATTGTATCAACAAATATTTGAAAAATGAAACAAGCAATTTTGAAAACATTAGCTGCAATACTTGGATTAATACTTACACCAGTATGGCTGCCAATTACATTAACATTTTATTTAGTTGACAAATGGCGAAAAAAAGGACAATGAACGAATTACGACAAACAAAGGATACTGTTTATGAACATCCATATTACCCTGTAGAAAATAGCCTAAATTATTTGTGTGCTATATATCCAAACGATGCTGATCTTGGTGCAGCTATTCGCCAACACTTTGATAAATATAAATAATGTTAAACGCTAACCAAAAAGGAAAACGCTTTGAACTACGCATTGCAAAAGATCTTGCAAAGAAGTTTGATACCAATATAAGAAGAACACCAAATAGTGGGGGATTATCCATTAAAGGGGATATACTAACAACAAGCGGAATACTATCAGAATACAGTTGGGAATGTAAGAACCAAGAGAAATTAAACATCTGGAAAGCACTACACCAAAGCGAAAGCGATGCAATAGGCACGTTAAAAACGCCTGTAGTGGTTTTCACAAAGAACCACGAAAATGATTACTGTGCATTAAGGTATGAAGATTTTATTAATATATTATTAGAGCTTGATGAATTGCGCAATGAAAGCAAATGATGTTTTGAATATATTACACAATCACCAACAAACGTGGTTATTAATTGCAGATCGTTTACTGTATAGAGATGATGAACAAACCACACAAGACATAGTACAAGAAATGTATCTACAGATATATGATTTAATAGAAGATGAAAAACTACAACCACAGCAGATAATAATAAACAACAAGCCACACTTTGGAATAGTAAAACGAATTATAGAACAATTAATACAACACCAAGCCAATAATGAAAACAGATTACCAAAGGATGATAACTGTGTATTAAACAACATAGTACAGGATGAGGTAGAAAACGTGGAGGAGCTAACTACACTCATAGAAGAAATACTACAAGAAATGCATTGGTTTGATAGGAAGCTATTCAAGCTATATGTAAAGAAGTTTAATAGTGTTAGATCATTGGCAAAGGAAACCAAGTTAGGACACGTAACAGTATATAACACAATAAACAAATGCAGAAACAATATAAAAAAAAAGTTAAATGAAAAGTAAAGGATTAGGCGATACCGTAGAAAAGGTAACAAACGCAACAGGAATAAAGAAAGCAACAGATTACATATTTAATAAATTAGGGGTTGATTGCGGATGCGATAAAAGAAAAGAAAAATTAAATAAGTTATTTCCATATAAGAAACCAGAATGTTTAACAGAAGAAGAATATATGATACTGAAAGGATTCTTCAAAAGAGTTAAGAGCAATGTATCAGCAAGCGAACAAACTGCACTGCTTGATATTTACAATAGAGTATTTAAACAGAACAGGCAACCATCAACCTGCGGAAGCTGTGTAAAGGAATTAGTAAACGATATGAAAACACTATTTAAAGAATATGAAAAAGAACAAGAAGCACAAACAGAAGTATGAAGCAGAATTAAAATTAATTAAATATCTTAATGATAATGAACAAGATATAAATACAGAACAAATACAAAACAAGAACAATGAGCAAGGAAGATCTAATACCATACAAAAAAGGGCAAAGCGGAAACCCTAACGGTAGACCAAAAGGCAGCAAGAACCGCAGCACAATAGTTAAGGAAATATTAAACTTAATGGTGCAAGTAAAGGATGATGAAGGTAATGATAAATGGCAAAGCAATGAGTATCTAATAGTACAGGCAATGGTAAACAAAGCAATTGAAAAAGGTGATGTTGCTGCGTTCAACGCGTTGTATGATAACCTATATGGCAAACTAAAAGATACTGTTGATATGAATACTACTGAAACAATAAACCACGATTTTAAAAAGCTAATTAGTGGAATTAAGTTTAAGCAGTAAATACAGGGTATTCCATACATCAGACGCACGTTACTTTATTGTAACTGGCGGCAGGGGATCAGGTAAATCATTTGCAATAAACACTATACTGTTAATGCTTACCTATCAAGCAGGGCATACCATACTATTTACAAGATACACATTACGAGCAGCAGCCATTAGTATCATACCAGAATTTATTGAGAAGTTAGAATTGTTAAACGTTTCACAGGAGTTTAAAATAACACGCGATGAAATAATAAACAAAGGCAACGGCAGCAAAATAATATTTCGTGGGATTAAAACCTCATCAGGAGATCAAACAGCAAACCTTAAATCATTGCAGGGCATTACAACTTGGGTTATGGATGAGGCAGAAGAATTAAACGATGAAGATATATTTGATAAGATTGATTTAAGTGTACGTAACAAAGCGCAGGACAATAGAGTAATACTAATATTGAATCCAACTACAAAAGAGCATTTCATATATCAACGTTGGTTTGAATCACGCGGCATTGAAGCAGGTGCAAACATAACTAAAGAAGATACATCATACATACACACCACATACAAGGATAACATAGAGAACCTTTCACCAAGTTATATTAAGCAAATAGAAACAATGCAGAAGCGCAGACCAGAACGCTACAAGCACACAATACTTGGTAGTTGGTTAGATAAAGCAGAGGGCATTATATTTGATAATTGGATAGTAGGAGAATTTAAACAGGTTGGTAAAATAGTATTTGGGCAGGATTACGGCTTCAGCAACGATCCAAGTACATTAGTAAAAACAAGCATAGATAAATCAAACAAGGTTATATATGTACAGTTATGTTTCTACCAACCTAAATTAACCACAAGTGAAATATCAGTATTGAATAATAAGTTTGCAGCTAACAATTTAATTGTTGGTGATAGTGCTGAACCACGTTTAATAACTGAACTGAGCGCACATTGTAATATAGTGCCTGCAATCAAAGGGCAAGGCAGTATTACATACGGTATTAGTTTACTACAGGATTATGATTTAGTAATAGATCCAGAAAGCACGGATATAATAAAGGAGCTTAACAACTATTGTTGGTTAGAAAAGAAAAGCCAAACACCAGTAGATAATTTTAATCACGCACTTGATGCACTGCGTTATGCAGTTAGCTATCAATTGCAAAACCCACATTTAGGTGAGTATCATTTATATTAAAATAAAACAATTAATTAAGTATCTTAAGTTCATTGATGAAAAGAAAATGGAGTATATGATTAAAGCAGGCAGGGCAATGTTTTGATTGTAGCGTTCGCTACAGTTTCGCCAAGCATTAAGATAAGAAAAGAAAAGATAATAAAAGAAAAGAAAAAAAAGATAAAAAACGTGCATAACACTTGGCGTTTTTTTTTACATTATATATAACTATGAAGATTAAAATAAACGTACCGGAATCACTAAACGAAATTACACTGAAGCAATACCAGAAATGGTTAAAGATTTCAGAGGGTAAAGAAATGGATATGTTCTTACAACAAAAGATGATTGAGATATTTTGTAATGTACCATTAAAACAGGTTCTTGGAATTAAAGCAATTGATATTAATAACATATGTACTATGCTGCATAATATGTTTCAACAGAAACCTAAATTTAAAGATAGGTTTAAATACAATGATATTGAATTTGGTTTTATACCTAAATTGGATGATATTACATTTGGAGAATATGTTGATTTGGATAATTACCTTGGTGATTGGCAATTAATGGATAAAGCAATGAGCGTATTGTTTAGACCAATAACACACACAAGAAAGAAAACATATTTAATAGAGGACTATATTAGTGCAGATACATACGATTTAAAAGATATTACACTTGATATTGTATTTGGTGCGCTTGTTTTTTTTTACAATTTAGGCAACGAGTTACAGAATCATATCCTGAAATATTTAGCAATGCAGGGGGAGGTGGACCTGTCTCAAGAGCAGAGAGTTTCAATATTAAATGGGGTTGGTATCAATCCATCTATGGATTATGCAAAGGGGATATTATGATGATAGATAAAATAACTAATATTAAATTACATACTTGTTTGATGCACTTATCATTTGAAACTGATAAAGCAGAACTTGAAAATTATATACTAAATGCAAAGAGATGATATATTAAAAGAAATAATGGATCGTGAAATGTTTGGCAAGGATGAATATGTAATACTTGCTGATGGTTTTGAGGATGCATTTTTAGGTGTTACAGCGGTTAAACCTGCACGTGCAGTATATAGCTATTGGAAGTGTTTAGATATTATTATGAAACAAGATGATAGCGATTTTGATGAAGCACTTGATTGGCTGAATGAATTTATAGATGAAGAATTAGGAGAACACGCTCCATTATATATTAAATTATTATGAAAAGTTTTTACAACGTAATAGATAAAATTAAAACGGTAGTTACAACAGAACCGTTTAACAACGAAATAACATTTGGTGATATTGCTGATATTGATTTAAAGAAGCAGAGTTTATTTCCATTAGCACACGTAATGATAAACAATGCTACAATAAACAACCAATATGTAACAATGAACATTACAATATTCTTTATGGATTTAGTGGATATTAGTAATGAACAAACAACAGATTTATACAGAGGCAATGATAACAGGCAGGATATACTAAACACACAACTGGCATTAGCTACAAGAGTAATAAGAGTATTGCAAAAGGCAGAGCCATACAGAGATGAGTTTGAATTATTAACGGATGCAACCTGTGAACCGTTTACAGAACGTTTTGATAATATGCTTGCAGGATGGGCAGTAACGTTTGACATAGGGGCTAAAGATGAAATGACTTACTGCTAATGAGTGAATTTAGAAAGGCATTAGATAAATACGCAAGATATGTTGTACAACAGTCAAGGAGCAATTTGACTAAACAAAGAAACAATGCATCTAAAAGTTTATACAGAAGTTTAGGTTATAACATTAAAGGCAACCAAGTAACTTTTGAGGGGAATGAATACGGTGAGTTTTTAGATAAAGGTGTTAGAGGTGCAGAATCATATTATGCAGATAAAGGAACAGCATCAAGCCCATTTAAATATAAAGGTAAAATGCCACCACCAAAAGCATTTGAAAAATGGATTAGACAAAGGGGCATAAAAGGCAGGGATAAAAAAACAGGTAGGTTTATTACAAACCAATCATTAAGCTATTTAATAGCACGAAGCATTTACAAAAAAGGAATTAGAGCAACATTATTTTTTACTAAACCATTTGAAGCAGGTTTTGTTAAATATGAAGATGAAATAATGCAAGGATATTTAGACGATAAATTAAATTTACAATGAGTACAATAATAAGAACAAGATCACCATATTTTATTAGAACACCACAGGAAACGGATGCTAACTTAAATTACTTTCAAATAGTTATTACAGTTCACGGAGGGTTAACAGGCTCATCAACAATATGTGATAATTTATACGCAACATATACATTAAAGAAAAAACCATTACCAAACGAAGATTCAGTTTCTTTTGATATTAGCGAAATAGTTAACGATCATTTAACGCAAACATTTAACGGAACGTATTCAAATAGTTCAGCAACGCAATCTATTTGGGTAGATGTATCAACAACTGCAAGGCAATCTAATGGGACTATTATAGGAAGTGCGACAAGCACAACATATTTAGCGCAAGAGGGATTTAATAAATTTAAAGAGGGCGTTAATTACACAACAGAGCCAACAGCAATGATTAGTGCAAATATTATACAATACGATAGAAACGGCACTGCAACAATACCTGTTAATGTAGAAAGGGTTACATCGGTTCAATGGCGTAGCGGATCAAGTGTAAGAGAAACAGATAGTTTTACTGATAATGGCAATCAGAATCAAAAAATACAATATGCACAATTTACAGCTACAACATTGTTAGATAATGTATTAATTACGTATGATGGTGGAAGCACAACCGCAATAACATTAGAACCAATTGAAGAATGTAAATATGAAGTGTTTAAAATAACATTCCTAAATAGATGGGGCGCTTTACAAGATATATTCTTTTTTAAAAAATCAACTGAAACATTAGATACAAGAAGTGAACAATTTAATAGGAGTATATTTAAGGCAAGGGATGTTTCATTAGAGCCACCAGAGTCAGGAGATGATTGTGTTGAAACAGTTACATATAATTCATATAGCACAACAGCTCACGCAAAAAAAGTATTTAATGCAAATGGTGTTGAATCTATTTCTTTAAATAGTGGTTTTGTTAGTGAATCAACCAATGTATATTTTGAAGAATTAATGGTTAGTGAGTATATTTGGTTAACAGATTCAGATTCTGTTGTTTACCCTGTAACATTAAAAGATAGTTCATTTACATATAAAACAGGATTGAATGATAAGCTAATAAACTATACAATAAATTTTGAAAAAGCATTTGATTTAGTAAACAACATTAGATAATGCAAAAAGTAATATTATACATACAGCCACAATTAAGAACCACTACAACCGCGCAGGATTATGTACGTGTTGATTTAATGGAACAAGATCTAATTGAACTTACACAAGTAATACAAGATGTAAAGGATATAGATAAAGTATTTACGGATTACAGTAAAACATTTAATTTACCTGCAAGCAAAACAAATAACAAGATATTTAAATGGTGGTACAACCCAGATGTTGAGGGGTTTGATAATCAGCTAATGGCAAATGCGCGTATTGAATTAAATCATTTTCATTTTAAGTTTGGAAAAATAAAACTTGAAGAAGTTGTTATGCGTAATGGTGAAGCATCAATGTATAAAGCAACTTTTTTTGGTGATACTGTTAGTTTAGGTAATCTAATGGGGGAGGATCAGTTAAGTAATTTAAGTTGGTTAAATAATTTTAATTTTACTGCAAGCAATGCAAATGTTTTAGCAGGATTAAATGCAGGGTTAGATTTTACAGTTGATAGTGTTTCATATACAGATGCTATTATATATCCATTAATTACACACAGCCAAAGATATATATATGATAGTAGTGGCAACGGTGGAGATGTTGGAAACATTTCAACATATAATTCTAATGATAACAGGAGGGGAATATTGCCAGAAGATTTAAAACCTGCGATATTAGTTAAACATATTATTAAGGCAATTGAAGAACAATACAACATAACATTTAAAACAAGTGAGTTTTTGGATTCAGCACCAATAAATAGTTTGTATATGTGGCTGCACAGAGACAAAGGAGGTGTTAAATCTGAATATTTTAAAATTGTTACTAATGAAACATTTAACTGCGTTTCAAATCCAATAAGTTTTTCTAATGCTTGTACTTTTTTTGGTGGCACGTCATCGCCTAAATATAATGATGGAATTTATCAGTTTATAGGTGATTTAAATGATGGGGTATCAAGTATAAATAAATACACAACACAAATAACACCTGCTGTAGCAACTGATTTATATACAATACAAATAATTAATTTAGTTAATAATGACGTTGTTGCAACATTAGAAAATGTTTCAGGAACTCAAACAATAGATGCTGCATATGCCTGTGAACAGGATCAAATTACTTTCAATGCTTTAACAAATGCAATTAATATTAATTTAGGGGAAACAGTTCAGCTTGCAACGAAAATAATAACAACTTCTACTTTTCAATTTGGCATTGTAAATACAATTTTTTCACAAGTTTTTGATACAAGTACAGCACCACCAACAATAGTGTTGCATCAAGCTGAATATACATCTGTATCATCCGCTATAACAACGATAGCAGATATTGAAATTACAAATCAAATACCAGAAATAAAGGTTATTGATTTCTTAAAAGGATTATTTAAAATGTTTAATTTAACTGCTTATGTTAATTTTGATGATAAGATAGTTGTACAAACATTAGATACATACTATGCAGGGGGAGATACACACAATTTAACTGAATACATTAAAACAGATCAGCATACAGTAGCAGAAACATTGCCTTTTACAGATGTTGATTTACAATATTCAGATGCTAAAAGTTTTCTTGCTCAACAATTTAAATTATTAAACAACCGTAGATATGGCGAAGCAGAATATATTGCAGATGCTTCTAAAAAGTCAAGTTATAAAATTGAATCACCTTATGAGCATATGTTATATGAACGGCTTACAAATTTAGATACAGGTGGAACGGCTGCTTTAAGCGATGTGCAGTATGGGTTGTTTTTAGATGATGATAGTAAACCTGCGATAGGGCAACCGTTATTATTTTATGGAATATACAGAACAAGTATATCAAATCCTTTAAACTTTGTAGAAAGTACACGACCTGACGATGGGACACTTCCGCCAGTTGGAACACGCCATACAGTTAACAATTTTTGGATGCCACATAATGCGAGTACAACAAGCACGGTTTCAACACCCCCACCATACAATTTAAATTTTGGTAGTGAAATAAATAGCTATACATTAACTGATTATAGTGGAGGGAATAATAGTTTGTTTAAATTATATTATCAGAATTATATAACAAGGGTGTTTAATAAGCGCACAAGATTGTATAAATTTAGCGCAGTATTGCCACTTGGTATAATATTAAAGTTATCATTAGATGATAAAATAATTATAAACGATAGAACATACACAATTAATAAAATGAGTATTAAACTGCAAAGCGGTGAAACATCATTTGAACTATTAAACGAGGCACCATAATGAAAACAATATTAGAAGCATTACAATTTTGTAAAGAAAATAAATTATATGATAAACATATAAAAATAGCATTAGGGAAAAATAAAACACCAATGTCAATAAAAGAAGCAATTAATCATTTAAGATTAAAATTATGAAGGAATACGTAGCAAAAATAATATTTGAAACAAATAGTGCAAATCTAAAGGTTGACCAAACTAATAAGAAGGTTAAGGATTTAGGTAAAACAACAAATCAGGTATCTAAAACAGGAGCAAAAGGTTTTAAGGATTTAGGTGGCGCAATGAATATGCTACCTGGTCCTATTGGTAGGGTTGTAACATCTTTTCAAACATTAAAGGTTGCAATGATTTCTTCAGGTATTGGTGCAATTGTTGTAGCGGCAGGCGCATTAGGTGCTTTATTTGTAACAGCAGCTAAAAAAGGAGCAGAGTTTAGCAAGGCAATGTCAGGATTAAAAGCGGTTGCAGGTGCAACTGATGAGGAAATGAAAGCCCTTTCACAATCTGCAAAAGATCTTGGATCATCTACTGCATTTACTGCAACACAGGTGGCAGAATTACAAACAGAATATGCAAAACTTGGTAAATCAACTCCTGAAATTTTAGCTGCTACAGAAGCAACATTAAATTTAGCTGCTGCACTTGACGTAGGTCTTGCAGATGCTGCAACATTAGCAGGGTCAACTATAAATGCATTTGGGTTACAAGCAGAAGATACAAGAAGGGTTGCAGATGTATTAGCGGCAAGTACAACTAATGCAGGACTTGAATTTAGCACGCTTGTTGAATCTTTAAAGGTTGCTGCTCCTGCCGCAAGAGGTACAGGTGTTGCACTTGAAGATACGGTTGCAATGCTTGGTGTTTTAGCAGATAATAGTATTAAAGGATCAAGAGCAGGTACTGGTCTTTCAAGAATGTTATCAGAGTTAAGAAAACAAGGGATTACATTACAGGAGGCATTTGATAAAGTTAATTCAAGTACAGATGGATATATTACAGCAAGTGAATTAGCAAAAGAAAATGGTGGTAAAGTATTATTTACATTGTCACAAAATACAGAAGCATTAGGGCTTTTAAAATCTGAACTAAATGGCGCAAGTGAAGCGTTTGATGGTTTAGGTGCAGCAGCATTTGTAGCAGAAACAAGACTTGATAATCTTGATGGCGATATTACAAAATTAGAATCTGCTTGGGAAGGCTTTTTATTAAATATTGAGGATGGTGAAGGTATTTTAAATAAAGGAGCAAGAGTTGTTGTAAAATATTTTACTGGAGTTGTAGGTGCGTGGACTGATATAACACAATTTGCATCTGCTGTTATTAATGAGAATATTGCAACAGTTAAAAGAAACGGAAAATTTCTTGTAGACTTTGTACAGTTTATTGCGGGATCTTTAGCATTAAAACTTGAAATTGCATTTATTAAAATAAAAGAATCTGTTGCTGATGTGCCAATTCTCGGAAAAGGAATAAACAAACAAGAATTACAAAAAAGAAGAAAAGAAATTGCAGACGAATTTGATATTTTAAGAAAAAATGTTAAACAATCAGCAGAGGCATTTAAAGACGGTGAAAACGGATTGAATATGTTTCAAAGAATTATGAAAAGGTATTTTGATATGAAAAAAGGTCAACAATTACCTGTTCAGGAAAAAGAAATAGAAAACAACGAAGTAATTGAAGAGCAAGAAGAAGAACAGAAAAAAAGAATTACGGATTTAATAAAGATACAAGAAGAATTATTAAAACAGGCAAAATTAATGTCTGGTGCAACGGAAAAAGATATTGCATTACGTAATGATAGAATAGCAACAATTAATGAAGAAATTAAAAGATTAAAAGCATTAAGGGGTATTAAATATGATATTGAAAGAATAGATACAGAAAATATGCCTAAAATTGAGGCAAGAGGGGCTAAAAGAGTTGAGATTGAACACGATGTAACACAACAAGCAAGATTAGGAACCGTTGAACGTGTTAGAAATTTTGAGATAGAACGTCAAGCTGAAGATGAAATGCAAAGGCTAAAATATGATTCTGTTTTTACTACATTATCAGCAATATCTACATTAACAAACGCTTTTGCAGGAGAAAGTGAAAAACAACAAAAAAGAGCATTTAAAATAAATAAAGCTGCATCCATAGCAGAGACATTAATTAAAACATATCAATCTGCGCAGGGAGCATATAATTCACAAGTGGTTATTCCATCACCTGACGCACCAGTTAGGGCGGCAATTGCAGCAGCAATAGCAACGGCAGCGGGTTTGGCAAATGTTGCAGCAATAGCATCACAAAAATTTCAAGGTGGCGGTAGTCAATCACCATCGCCAGCAGGTGGGGGATTAGGGGCAGGCGCAGGAATAGGTTCACAAGCACCACAATTTAACATAGTAGGACAAAGCGGATTTAATCAAATAGCATCAGCAATAGGGCAGCAACCACCAGTACAGGCATTTGTTGTTGCACAAGATGTTACAACGGCACAACAATTACAAAACAATACAATACAAACAGCAACTTTTTAAAATAAAACAAAATGGAAATAGTAGAATTATTATTGGATGAAGAAAACGAGGTTACAGGCGTAGATGCCGTTTCCATCGTAGAATCAGGCGCAATTGAAAGCGATTTCATCGCGTTGGCAGAGCAAGAGATAAAACTTGCAAAAATAGATGAAGATAAAAGGATCTTAATGGGCGCAGCCTTGATACCTAACAAACCAATATTTCGTAAGAATGGCGAAGAAATGTTTTACGTGTATTTTTCAAAAGAAACAGTACGCAGAGCAAGCGAGTTATTTTTTATGAATGGTAATCAAAACAATGCAACACTTGAACATAGTATGAACATAAACGATTTAACGGTTGTTGAATCTTGGATTGTTGAAGATACTAAAATGGATAAAACTGCAAAATACGGTTTAGATGTACCAGAAGGCACTTGGATGATTAGTATGAAAGTAGAAAATGATGAGGTTTGGAACGATTACGTAAAAAGCGGAAAAGTAAAAGGATTTAGTATTGAAGGATATTTTGCAGATAAGGCAAAGATTAAGAAACCTAATTTAAAAGCAGAACTACAAGCCATTGAAGAATCAGATGCGCAGTATATGTTAAACAACATTAGGGCATTAATTAAAAAAGATAAAAGAACAAAAAATGGCAAAAATATTACGTTGGAAACATATAATGATTATCCATCAGGAGTTAGTAATAATGCTAAAAGAGGTATTGAATTTAACGAAAAGGTTAACAATAAATGCGCTACACAGGTTGGTAAAATACGTGCGCAACAATTAGCTAATAAAGAAAACATTAGTTTACAAACAATCAAAAGGATGTACAGTTATTTAAGCAGAGCAGAAGAATACTATGATGAGGGTAATAACGAAGCTTGCGGCACAATTAGTTATTTACTATGGGGAGGTAAAGCAGGGTTAAGATGGTCAGAAAGTAAATTAAAAGAATTAGGTGAAATCAATTTAGCATCAATGGTAATTGATAATGATTTTGCAATTATAAATGATAGGTTGGCTTACAGCACACAGGAAAAAGCGGAGGAAATGGCAGAGAACATTGGCTGCAAAGGTTTTCATACGCACGAATTTGAAGGCAAAGAATGGTATATGCCTTGCGAGAAACATAAAATAAATTAAAATAATAATTATGAAAAGTAAATGGAAAACACCAAGTAATACATCTCCTAAAAATAGTAATAGGGGTTGTTTATGCCCAGATGGCAAAAAATACAGTAGTAAATGTTGTGATGGAAGCCTACAGGCACAGGGAATTGGTAAAATATAAAATTTTTTTTGTTAAACCGCATAACACTTAACGTTTTTTTTTACATTAAGTATATATAATAATAAAATTATGAAAGCAAACGAAATACTAAACAAAATCAAAAATATTGTTGGTGTTGAACTTTCTGAAACCAAAACAGAATTAGCTGAAATCGTACTTGAAAATGGTACTGTACTTATTGCAGAATCGTTTGAAGCAGGAAAAGCAATCTTCATTAAAACAGAAGAAGAAGAAATTGCATTGCCTGTTGGTGAATACGAATACGAAGGTAAAGTTCTTGTTATTAAAGAAGAAGGTTTAATCGATAGTATTAAGGAAGCTGAAGCCGAGGCAGAAGCTGAAGAAGATGTGGAAGCTGAAGAAGTGGAAGCAAAAGAAGAAGTTCAATTTGTAAGTGTAGAACAATTTAATTCTACCATTGAAGAACTTAAAGCATTAATTACAGAGTTAAAAAGTGAAACTGAACTATCTGAAGAAACTAAAGAAGAAACAGAAGAAGAAGTTGTTACTGAATTATCATCTGTAAAAGATGAATTGGTTGAACCAATTAAACATAATCCTGAAGAGGATTCTAAAAACGTTCTTTTTACTATTGCAAGTAATAGAACTGAAACTACTAAAGATAGAGTATATAACAAAATATTTAATAATTAAAAAAAACAAAAATGGCTACTACTACAAGTATAACAAGCACATATGCAGGGGAATTTGCGGGCAAGTATATTGCTGCTGCATTACTTTCTGGTTCTACTATTGAAAATGGTGGAATAGAAGTAAAACCAAATGTAAAGTACAAATCTGTAATCAAAAAGGTTGCAACTGATGCAAACGTAATTAAAAACGCTTCTTGCGATTTTGATGCAACAGCTACTGTTACATTAACTGAAAGAATATTACAACCTGAAGAATTTCAAGTTAACTTACAATTCTGTAAATCAGATTTCCAATCAGATTGGGAAGCTGCACAAATGGGATATAGCGCATATGATAAAATGCCTCCTAAATTTTCTGATTTTATTATCGGACACGTTGCAGGATTAGTTGCTGAAAAAACTGAACAAAACATCTGGGAAGGTGTTAATGCTACAGCAGGCGAGCACGATGGATTAGTTACATTGGCTTTGGCTGATGCTGACGTTATTGATGTTGCTTCTCACGCTGCGGTAACTGCTGCAAACGTAATAGATAAATTGGGATCTATTGTTGATGTAATCCCGAGTGCAATTTATGGAAAAGAAGATTTATATCTATATGTATCTTCAAACATTGCAAGAGCTTATGTAAGAGCATTAGGCGGATTTGGTTCTAACGGATTAGGTGCTAATGGTGTTAACAACCAAGGCACACAATGGTGGAACAACGGTGGTTTATCATTTGATGGTGTAAAATTATTCGTTGCGCAAGGTATGGCAGATGATACTGCAATGGCTGCTGAAAAATCTAACCTTTTCTTTGGGACAGGATTACTTTCTGATCATAACGAAGTGAAATTGTTAGATATGAGTGATCTTGATGGATCGCAAAATGTAAGATGTATAATGAGATATACTTCTGGTGTTCAGTATGGTATTGGTTCAGATATCGTTCTTTACCACGCATAATAAATTAATTAATAATGGAGGGTTGTAATTACCCTCCTTTTTAAAACTTTAACAATGGCTTGTGATTTAACAATTGGGCGTAAGGTACCTTGTAAAGATGTTGTTGGTGGTTTAGTTAGATGTTGGTTTGTAAACTTTGGTAGTTTAGGAACAGTAACAGAAACAAACGATGAAATAACCGATCTTTCAGGAACATTTACAGCCTTTCAATACGAGCTAAAGGGTACAAACTCTTTAGATCAAACCATTACCTCATCAAGAGAGAATGGTACTACATTTGCAGAGCAAACATTAACTTTAACTTTTCCTAAAATGGAAAAAGAATTTCATAAGGAATTGAAGTTGATGGCTTACGGTAGACCTCACGTAATCGTAGAGGATAGAAACGGTAATTTCTTTCAGTGCGGTTTAGAACACGGAATGGAGATTACTACTATTGCTGCTGCATCTGGTACTGCAATGGGTGATTTAAGCGGATACACATTAACATTAAGTGGTATGGAAACTGATCCTGCCAACTTTGTTAGTGGTGGTACATCTGCTGATCCTTATGCAGGAATGAGTTCAGCAACAGTTACTGTAACTGTAGGAACTAATAGCTAACATAATTCATAATTGTGTGATTCATAATATATAGTTTGATTGGTGGGGAGGAAGTAGTTAGCCTCCCCTTTTTTTTTATTATTTTGATACAATATGCAGATACTTACAACGACAGGAACAAGAGTAATAAATTTCATTCCACGCGAAACAATAAGCGGTGCAAAAACATATCAATTAATTATCAAATCTGAAGCACAGAATAAAATTATTTTAACAGATAGTACAGCTACATTTGTAGAATTAGATTATTTTTACACTTATACAACAACACAGGCTTTGGTAGAAAACAATTATTATACTATTACAATAACCAACACAACGGATAACACAATTATATTTAAAGATAAAATGTATTGCAGCGATCAAACGTTATCAGATTATGAAATTAGTAATGGTGTATACATAGAACAAAGCACAGGAGATAATCAATTTATATATTACAATGGATAATTTACACTTAATACAATTAGGACAATACGAACGCCCAACGGTGGTTGAGGAAAGAAACAAGGATTGGGTTGGTATTGGCGATAACAATGATTATTATCAATGCTTAATTGATGCTTATATGGATAGTACAACAAACAATGCTGTTATTAATGGTGTTGTTAACTGTATTTATGGTAAGGGGATTGATGCAACGGATTCAAGCAGAAAGCCAGAGCAATATGCACAAATGAGATCTTTATTAAAACCTAAAGATTTACGCAGGGTTTGCCAAGATTTAAAACTATTAGGCGAAGCATCTTTTCAAATTACATACAATAAGGATAAGATAGCAAGCATAACACATTTCCCACGTGAAACATTACGAGCAGAAAAAATGGATGGTAAGGGTAACGTTAAGCATTATTACTATGCACCTGATTGGAGTGCGGTTACCAGAAACACAAAATTAAAAAAGTTTCCTGTATTTGGTAGCGGAGCGCAAAACGAAATTTATATAATTAAAAGATACGTAACAGGTTTCTACTATTATTCGCCTGCGGATTGGGGTACAAGCTACCCTACGTTGGAAAAGGAGATTGCAGATTATTTAATAAATGATGCACAATCATCTTTTAGTGGTACGAAGGTTATCAATTTTAACAATGGTGTACCAGATCGTGAGAAGCAATTAGCAATTAAAAACGATGTTTTAGGCAAGTTAACGGGCAGCTACGGAGAAAAGGTGATAGTAGCATTTAACAACAACGCAGAAAGCAAAACAACTGTTGAGGATGTGCCTTTAAATGATGCACCTGCACACTATGAATATTTATCTACAGAATGCCAACGTAAGATACAAGTAATGCACCGCGTGACATCGCCATTATTAATTGGCTTACGTGATGGAAATAGTTCTCTTGGTAGCAATGCAGATGAAATTAAAAATGCAAATTTATTATTTAATAACGTTGTTATCCAACCGTATCAGAATTTGATAATTGATTCATTAGATGAAATATTTGCATACAATGATATTAGTTTAAATCTATATTTTAAAACACTTGAGCCGCTTGAATTTATGGATTTGGATGGTTTTGAAACTGAAGAACAAAGAGAAGAAGAAACAGGTGTTAAAAGCGAAGATACGGAACTTGAAATAATGGCTTCTAAACCATTAAAAGATGAAGATAGTGATAAACTATTACAAGATGCGTTAAACGTGCTTGAGGGCGAAGTAATTGATTCTGAAGAATGGGAATTGGTTGATGTTAGGGATGTAGATGATGAAAACCAAAGCGAAGAAGATTGGGCAGGCGATATGATACAACTTGCAGAATCAGTAAAAAGTGATACACCAATAAAAAACAAACCATCTGGTGATTCAATGCTTGATAAAAGTTATTACAAAATAAGGTACAAGTATGCGGTTGGTAGCCGTAAATCGGGTGGTAAAAGTAGAATGTTTTGTGAGGAGATGATGAACAGAAGCAGAAGGGGTGTTGTATATAGAATTGAAGATATTGATAAAGCAAGCAGAGAAATGAATTTTAGTGCTGCAAAACTACCAATGCATAACGGGCAGAAATACGATCTATTTAAATTTAAGGGTGGTGTATACTGTAAACATAGATGGAAACAAGTATTATATAAAATTAAAAACACGTATGATAAAGGCAGCAAGCAACTTGCTGATTATGATATAGTTAAGGAAATACCAAAAAGCTATAAGAGAAAACCATCGGGTACAAAACAATCGGAGAAAGCTCCAATTAATATGCCTAATAGGGGACATCATCCTGCATATAAAAAATAAAATAAAATGGCGAAGGCACTATTTGTAACAAGACAAGATATTTCAGTTTTTACGGCTGCCAATGGTAACATTGATAATGATAAGCTATTACCATTTATTAACCAAGCGCAGGATATACACATACAAAATTATTTAGGTACAGATCTATACGATAAAATACAAGCAGATATTGTTGCAGGTACTTTAGCAGGTGTTTATCTAACATTAGTTACTGATTATGTAAAAAGTATGTTATTGCATTGGAGTATGGTTGAATACCTACCGTATGCAGGCGTTAACATTGCAAATGGTGGTATATATACAAAGAATCCTGAAAACAGCACAGCATTAAGTAAAGATCACGTTGATGCGTTGATTGAAAAGTCGCGTGATACTGCACAGTTTTATACGCGCAGGTTTATTGATTATATGACTTACAATTTATCTTCATATCCTGAATATCAAAGCAATTCAAACGATGATATGTATCCAGATGATATTGCAGAAAATAGGGGGTGGGTTTTATAAATTAAAATATTATGGCAAACACAATAGATTGGGGAAAAGCAACACAGAATAATACTAATGGATTTGGTAAATATCAAAACACAATAAACGCAGGCGATATTTATGCAAATTCTTATGCAGGTGAAACTGTGATAGTTGGAACAAGTGCAGCATTTAGTTATTCAAAAAGTTCGTATCATCAGGGTGAAGCAGACCCAACACCAACCATAACAGGTACAACAGGTGGAAGTTTTGTTTGTACATCTGGTGCTGTTTTTGTTGATACGGGTAGCACATCAAGTTCAACGGGACAAATTGATTTGGATGCTTCTACAATTGATACACATTTAATTTCTTATACTGTTGACGGTGTTACAGCTACCGCTAATGTTGGCGTTACAGCTTCGCCATTCTTGGCTAATACCTATTCAATGCAATTTGACGGAACAAATTACATAACAGCAGGCACAACATTAACCAATTTAAGCGTAAGTACATCTTTTAGTGTTTCGTGTTGGGTTAAAATTTCAACAAATACTAATTATTATCATATTGTAGGGGGTTCAACTTCTTATGCTGCTTGGGATACTGGTTTTGGCTTATATACAAATGGAACAGGAATAAGATTTTGGGTAGACCAATGGAATGGAGCTAATCAATATGTTGAAACTGCCTCGTTAAGCACAGGTCAATGGTATCATATAACTGCAACTTTTGACACTACTAACGGCTTAAAATTATATGTTAATGCAGGAACGCCAACAACGGCAACAGGCACTTCAATAGATGGATTAACCAATAGTATATACTTTGGTAGTACGGGAACAAACACAACTTACGCATATATAGGTTTCCTTGACGAAGTAGCCATTTGGAATACAGCACTATCTTCAGATGCAGTTACAGAGATTTACAACGCTACAAACAACAATAGCGGCAAAGCATTAGATTTAAGCACAAACACAGGAAATTATAGTTCAAGTTCTAACCTACAGTTTTGGTCAAGAATGGGAGATTAATTAAATTAAATTATGAGTACAAAATACATAGCAAGCAACTGGAGATTACCTAATCAAGAGAATAGTAGTAAAAACGATAACTATGGTTTAGATTTTAATGGGAGTAATGAGTTCATAAATATTGGAATAACTCCAAATTCATTAGTTGGTAACAATAATGCTTACACTGTATCTGCTTGGGTAAATCCTGACATTAGTGGAAATTTAAATATAATTGGTGCTATGGACACAAGCAACAGATGGTATTTTAGGGTGTTAAATGGTTATGCCTCCTATGCTTATGGAACAGCAACAGGTGATAATGGTTACAATACAGAAGCAGCAACTGAAGTTAGTTTAAATGTTTGGTCAAATATTGTTTTTACATTTGATGGTTCAACTACTCATAAAATTTATATCAATGGAGATTTAAAATTAACACAATCATCTGGAAGTGGACAAACTGTAACAAGCACAAGAAATTTATATATAGGAGCTTTAAATAATAATGGAAGCACTCAAAACTATATGAATGGCTCTATTTCAGAACTTGCAGTTTTTAACTACGCTTTAACATCTACACAAATAAGCACTTTATACGGAAGCAGTTCTTTGGGTTCTGGTAATCCTATGGCTTTAAAACCTCAACCAGTAGCTTACTATCCTTTAGGCGATAATAGTGCTTCTAATCCACTAACACAACCAAACGTAGCTGTAGAAGATGCAACTGTTTTTGATTTTGATGGAAGTAATGATTATGTAAACTTAAACACCACTTTAAGTTCATTGGGCGTTACAACTTCTTTTAGTATTTCTACTTGGGTTAATATTTCTACGCTTGGCATTTATGACACTGTAATTGGTGCACCTGCTGCTTATGGTACTTGGAACGATGGTTTTGGTTTAATGGTTTACAACAATGCTTTATATTTTTGGGTTGAGGATTGGAATGACGCAAACCATTTTGTTCAAACCGCCACTTTAAACACAAGCCAATGGTATCATATAGTATGCACATTTAGCACTTCAAATGGATTAAAAATTTACGTTGATTCTGGCACACCAACAACAGCTTCAAATACTGAAATAGGAACATTAACTTTTCCAATGTTTATTGGGAGTACGGGAACAAACACCACTTACGTATTTAATGGCGAAATCAGCAACACTCAAATTTGGAATACAGAGCTTTCTGCTTCAGATGTTACTACACTCTACAATTCAGGAGTTCCTTTATACACAGGAACACAACCTCAAGCAGCTAACTTAAAATCTTGGTATAAACTAAACAACACAGCAAACTGGGAAGCAGATAGTTCAGGCAATTGGCAAATACCAGAAGCTACTTCAGCATATCCACAGAGCTTTGATTTTGATGAGAGTGATGACTTTATAGATTTAGGAACAACAACTGATTATGATACTGGTGACCTTTCTGCGTCTATTTGGGTTAATGCGTCAAGTTTAAGAACAATTACAGGATATGCTTTTAGCAACTCTGGCTCTACCTCAATTGCTGGTTTTGATATTAAAGTAAAAACTAATGAACAGGTAAACGTCAGCAGAATTACAACAACTAAAAGCTGTGGAACTGGTTGGTTAAGTATAGGGTTTATTGATGATGCTTGGCAACATTTAGCATTTACATATAATGAGTCAACAAATACTATAAAACTATTTTTAAATGGAGTACTTAAAGACACATCAACAGGAACTACACAAACAAATATTGCAAGTAAAAAGTTAACTATAGGTTCATATAAAGGCACATTAAATTTTTGGAAAGGTCAACTTTCTAATGCGCAGATATGGAATACAACATTATTAGATACAGATATTGAAACACTATACAACAACGGAAGCCCACTAACAACAGCAATAGCAAGTTCTAATTTAAAAGCGTGGTATAAACTTGATAATTCTGCAACATTCTCAACTAATTGGAGTATTCCAGATGCTTCAGGAAATGGCAACACTGGAACAAGTTCCGGAATGACAGAACAAAACTTAGTAAACAACAAT